TCTTAGAAGGCTCTGCTGCAATACCTTGTAAGCATTCGTATATTTCATCTGTGTTCATAATACTCTCCGTTAAAAAGGGAAGACCGAAGTCCTCCCTATGATTAATTCCAACAAATATATGTATTCTTAAACCAGTAACCAAAAGAGAACTTCATTTGTACATACTTATACGTACGATACAATTCTCTTAACTGCTTACGTCTTTGTTGGCTATCACCTTTTAATGTTACTTGTACTTCACCCGTGACACGAGAGACACTCATCTTTATTAGTCCTTGCACCGTTAGTAGTGCGAATATAATACAATGATTTAATACCTTCTAGCTCAAATGCTTCTTGATGTATTTCAGAGATATACTCTTCAGTTTCATCAGCATCGAAGAAGAGATTAATAGATTGACCTTGATCAATATAAGGCTGTCTAGCAGCTGCTAATTTCAAGATACTCTTTTGGTTAATTTCAAATGCAGTTTTAAATACATCTTTTTCATGGTCACTGAGCCAATCAACATGCTGGACAGAGCCATTATTTCTGATGATATCCTTAAGAGTCTTTTGCACATCAAGACCAGCTTCTACAATTAAGTGCATCAATGCAGGTGATGATCTTCTCATCTTACCGCCTGCAGTATTCTGTACAAACGCATTCTTATAAATAGGCTCAATACCTTGAGATGTACCGCCAGCTATTAGTGAACTAGATAGGTTAGGAGCAATAGCCATTCGATGTGTATTTCGAATGCCAAGGTCTAAACACCATTCAGGTTCACCCCATACGCTAGCCATCCATTGAGATGCCATTAGAGATTGAATATTAAGGTGTTTGAACATTTCTTGGCTAACCAAGTGAGCATCAAAACTTTCAAACGGAATACTATGATCTTGTAAATAACTATGAAAGCCTAGTAAACCTAAACCTAATGCTCTTGACTTTTCAGCAAATCTTACAATACGCTCCATGCCTGGCCTTTCTTTGCCAATACGTATTTGATCCTCGTTAACGCAATCTAAGAATACAGTAGCATTGAATACAGCATCTGTATCTTTCCACTCATCATACTTAGAAGCATTCATTGACGATAATACACAAGAGAATGTATACTCTTCATCCCAGTGGATACCACTAAATAATGCAATCTCGGTACATAAGTTAGAAGCATTTACTGTAAGATCTCTACGTTTGTATGCATGAGGTAATGCGCGATTAACTTTATCTCTAAAGAAGAAATAACCCTTACCTAGCATTCTAAGCTTCATTGCTTTTTGATAACGTCTTAATGCATCTTTATCGCCTGCATTTAAACGACGAATAAAATCATCACTAATAATCCAACCGACATTAGCATCATCAGGAAAGTTAAGAATGTGAGTACTGACTTCGTCAAAATCACCATGTTCAATCTCCAAATAACCTGCCCAAGCACCTCTGCGCTGTGAGCCTTGTGAAATATCTTGTGCTACTTTAACAAATCCTTTAAATACTGGTAACACACCTGAAGCAGATCCGGCCACACCAGAAATAGCGGCACCACGTTTACGAATATTACCAAGATAATTACTAGTACCATATCCTTGCTGCGAGAGAATTGCGGCCTCTTGTTGCTTGGCGTAGAAGTCAAATACTGAATCCTGGACTGTACTTCCGGAACATGAAACCGGACATCCGTTACCCGTGCCCATATTGGCACAAACAGGCGTAGAAGGTATAAGCCAACCTTTCCAGAGAAGTTCGAAGAATTTGGTTTCCCAAGCTGCTGGACTATCCGTGTAAGTACTCGCGTGCTTAGCAATACGAGTATAGATTGACAATAAGTCTGGATATTTTTCACTAACATATTTTTCCTTAAGGAGTTGCCAGCTATTGGTAATAATCCACTCAGGGAGCTTACCTTCTTGCTGTAATCGTTTACGCTCAACACTCAATTCGCGATAAATACTAGTCATTTTTCACCTTCCATATAAATTTAGATTCCGTCCAATTACGCTTGTAATCGTTACCCATAGCAATGAATGTATCATGCAAAGTACTAGATTCAATATCATCATAAAACCAATCTGCTATTGGATTATAAGATGGTTCAAATAATGTCTTAGCACCTAGTCGTGTAAGACATATGTCAAGTCTACTTTGTACAAAATTATCTAGCATTAATGGTGTAATGCCTTCAATTGATCCGAACTCAAACATTTTTCGAACGATATCACGCTCATTCTCTGCAATGATCCAAGCGGTTACTTCTAGATCATTATATAAAGTGTCGAGGTTAATATACTCATCAGCATCATTAAGTGCTTCATGAAGAGCTGTATTGAAGATCCAAGCTCCTGTTCGGGCATGTATATCTTCATCAATAGCACTGAAATTAATACCAGCATTAATATTCTGAAACTTATTTTTACCATCTGAGTTGAAATGCTTTAAGAATGCAAAAGAAGAATAGAGTACTGCACCTTCAATCATGCTAAATATAGCAACTGAAGTTAGCTTCTCCATTGTAGTTTCATGCTTAGATACAACACGTTCCATCCAATCTAATCTATCAGCAAGAATTACATCTTCTTGGTAAGAGTTCATAAACTCATCGGTATTTAAACCTAATAGTTCGTTTATCTTAAAATAGAACGGAGCGTGAATATTAAGTTCAGTCATAGCATGTACTGATGCTACTCGCTGTACATCTGGACGTGGAAAGAATCTAGGTATATAATCTCTCCAATAGTTGTTACCAACATGGATTTCATAGTGTACAAAGATCTTTAATGTATTAACAATACCAAAATATTCTGCTTCAGTACAGTTGGTTTTCAATTCGTGGATATCTTTTTCCACTTCAACCTCATGGGCAAACCATGCGATTTCTGCTTGCTTTATAGCAAACTCTATTGCAGCTGGATAGTCCACACCATAAGATTCTCTTGGTGTTAATATTTGTGCTGTCATTTATATTCCTAAACTATTGTTATAAAATCTTCCGCGCTAGCACGCAGACGCCCTGTTTCATGTACATAATCGACTCCAGGCACATTGCCTGTTAATCCTGTAAATCTACTTTTCAGTACCCGCATGTTTATGTGATTACGAATTGCTTCATCTTCATGCGACATATCTCTTGAAAAGGCTACAATTTCCATTGATACTTGTTTAATAGAGCCTGAACCTTTTATATCATCTAGGGAAGGTAGTTGACCCTCTTCAAATGATTTCTTACCTGTAGGTGTCTTTCTTAAGTGTGATACCAAACATAACCACACAGGGTACTTGCTAACTAATCTTAATAAATCATTCATTGTTCTATCAATAGCTTCATTACCTTGGAGACCATCAACGCCCTCAGATACTAAAATTGTTATGTGATCTAAGATAATATAGTGGCAACCTGAGAGACACATATACTCAAGCTTGTCCATTAAAGATGTATCATCCATAGAGCCTTGATGATCTAATACCATAATTCTATCATCACCAAACACACTATCAAAGCCGCACTTAAGATCATCTACAGAGAGTTCTTCGTTAGCAGGGTTTCTGCTGATAGCCATACCCGCTAATTTACGAGCTGTCTCTGCAGGTGGTTCTTCTAAGGCTACAACACCTACCATGGTATCTTGTGTAGATACTAGGTGTAATGCAATCTCTCTAGTAATTGTAGATTTGCCTGAACCAGTGCCTGAAGTGAATAAAGTAATAGTATGTTCTCTCATACCCTTAAGTTTGCTATTAAGCGTGTCTAAACAAGGAGGGTATGGTACAACAGGAATAGAGTTGTATTCTACCATTGCTTGCCAAAGCTCATCTCTACGCATAATACCTGATGGTACATACTTAGCTGCACTAAAGATGCATGACATTAACTCTGTACCACCCTTTTCAAGGAGTAGCTGATTAGCATCTTTTACTAACATCTTAGTAAGCTTTACCTTATCTACACCAATGATTTTAATAGCCTTGTCAGTAGCTTCTCTACCTGCGTCATCGTTGTCAAAGCATAGAATTACTTCATCAAAAGATCTTATCCATTCTCTGTTCTCTAGTAAAGCTTTTGTGCCTGTAGCAGATGACATTGAAACAACTGGATAAATCTTTTTGTACTTTTCAAACGATGCTTGTGCAACAGACATAGCATCAATTTCACCCTCAGTAATAACAAGTTTCTTGCCATCACCATTAAACTTATCTTGACCGAACAGTTTGTTCGTATTAGGGCCAACCCAAGTAAATGTCTTAGGCAATGCTCTCATTTTATAAGAGTCGCCATACGGATAGAAATGGCCATCAACTTCACCATCTTCCCCAAATCTCATCTTAACACCAAAGTACTCTGTAACTTCTTTGGATATTTTCCTGTCTCTTATCGCAACAGATCGTAACGAGCTAATATCCATATGGGATACTTTCTGTGTTACTTTTGCTGCTGGTACGCTACCTTTAAATTCTATTGCCATATCTGCATCCGCTTTAAAATGTGTATCGCATGAAAAACAATGACTCTGTCCGCTTGAATATATCTTTCTAGCGTCAGAAGAGTTACATTTGGGACAGCTGGTTTTACCAATCTCTTTCGAAGTCATTTGGAATATATCCTTTAGAAATAAGATTTAATCTTTCTATATGATGTGGTGCAACATCTTCTGTAACTTTCCACGTAATTTCTTCTATTCGCTTGTTGTATACATCTTCTCTGAATGGTGCTTTTAATGTCACCAACGACCACGTTTCGGC